CAAAAGGAAATACAGGAGGAACAGGAGGAACAGGAGCACAAGGAGCAAAAGGAAATACAGGTTCTACTGGAGGAACGGGTGCGCAAGGAGCCAGAGGTCCGACAGGATCAACGGGAGGAACAGGTGGACAAGGAGCAAAAGGAGATACAGGTTCTACTGGAGCACAAGGACCAAAAGGAAATACAGGAGGAACAGGAGGAACAGGAGCACAAGGTCCTCGAGGTTACCAGGGATATCAAGGTCCAGCTGGTCCTAATACCACCTGGTTTTATTCTTTAGCGGTAGGTACAAGCGTAACAGCTCATTCAACAAATGGTGAAATAAGAGCAGGAGGAAATGTAATAGCTTATTATTCATCCGATAAAAGATTAAAACAAAATATTAAAAACATAGAGAATCCTTTAGATAAAATTAATATGATTAACGGAGTTAATTTTGATTGGACTGATAAATTTATTGAAGAGCATGGTGGAGAAGATGATATATTTATTAGAAAAAATGATGTTGGTGTAATTGCTCAGGAAATAGAAGAAGTAATGCCCGAAGTTGTAGCAACCAGAGATGATGGTTATAAAGCAGTAAGATATGAAAAAATAGTGGCTTTGTTAATTGAAGGAATAAAAGATTTAAATGGTCAAGTCAATAAATTAACAGAAGAGGTAGATTCTTTAAAAAATAATAAATAATATATATAATTATGTCAACACCTTTACAGACATCTGGATCGATAAGTCTAGGTAATATACGAGATTATATTGGAGAAGGAGGAAGAATGAATTTAAGTGGTATAACAACACCATATTCAGCTAATCAAATATTTAATTCGGCAGTAAATACGACAACACCATCATCCAATTTATTACGATTAAACGATTTATATGGTAAGACATTTGGAATATATAGTGCTTACTCGAGAAGATTTTTATATGGTAAGAGATTTGTAAATCCGTTTGACGGATATTTTAGAGGATATTTTGGATTAGGAACACCCAGTAGTGGCACATCTGGAATGCTATATACACAGAATAAAGGATTTCCTATATTTCTGAGTTTAACTACAGGTAGTTACTTTAATTGGAGATATCTCTCAATACAAGGAAGAATAAGAGGAGTATGGTATGATATAGGCCCTCCATTCGGATATAGTCAAACTACATGGGATGTAACAGGAGAATATGAAGAAATACAACTGGAAGTATTAAGAATAGGTTTAAGTATACAGATAATGTTAGAAGCTTATCCGATGGCAGATGAGAGAACTAGAGGAAGTGGTGTTCATAACATGGATATAACATTAGAGATATTTGAAGAAGATAGTAGTAGTGGGCTTATTAGATGATGATTATAATATGAAAAATAAATATATTATAATTATTTATAATGACAACAATTGATTTATCAATGACACCATATGAATTTTTTATTGATATGAGTTATAATTTTGAATATTATGATAAAATAAGCAATATAAAATGTATATGTAAAGACGTATTATTAAAAACACTTGATGAAATTAAAGATATTGAAAACTTAGTTAACTATAATGTGTATATATGTGGGAAAATAAATAGTTCATCATCATTTCCCACATGGGATTGTGATTTAACTTTAGAAAATAATGAAAAAGATGATAATATATTATTTGAAATTTTTAAAAAAATAAAACTGATAGGATTGAGTAATAATATTATGTTTGATTTGAAATATATGAGAGATATAGAAACTTGGAATAAATGTGTAGAAACTCCTGATGAATATTTTAAGATATCACAAGCAACTTTTTTTTGGGATAGTTCAAACAACGATTTCAGTCTGGATGAAAATACTAGAACTATGCGAATTAGAAAACAAAAGAATAGATTTTATACTTATTATAAAGCGTTATTGATTAAGAAAAAAGGTGAAACTGAATTAAAAACAGAAGGAATAAATTTTATATCTAATACAATATTACCCGATTCAAATTTACGAAATTCAGGAATGTATGATAACAGATATAGTTTTAGAAAATTAAAACCGATTGATACAACTGGTTTTAATGAAGAAGAAATGGCATTTTATAATTCATTAAAATAATAATATAAATATAATTATTATATTATTATTATTATTATGAAGTTGAAATATGCGACAGATATATGTGGACAGGAGATATTGACAGATGAAAATTGTCGTCATCAAGTAATGATGGAATGGGAAAAACCATATATGGAGAGATCAATTGAATTATTTCAACCATTTGGTAAAGTATTAGAGATAGGATTTGGTATGGGATATTCAGCAACTAGTATTTGTGATTGTAGTGATGTAATTGAATATAATGTAATAGAATGTTCACCAGAAGTATGGAAAAAATTTGAAATTTGGCGTATTGAACAAGCAGAAAAAAGACCAGAATTAAAAATAAATTTGATAAAAGGTAGGTGGGAAGATGTTCTTGATTATGAAGGGATGTTTGATTCAATATATTTTGATGATTATAACGGAGAGAGAGTTCCTCCGAGGGAAAGAATGGATAATTTTACATTAAAAATTCTTAAAAATCACACCAAAATTGGTAGTCGATTTTGTATGTATAGCACATTATCCGTAAATCCTTATCCAAAAATAAAATGTTTAACATGTGTGGTTCATAATTATAATATAGATATTCCTAATTACTGTAATTATGCTAGAGGAGAAGAAATGTATATACCTGTATTGACAAAAATATCTGATGAAATTGAAGATTTGGTAAACGAGATAAAAGGATATAATGTGGAGAAAACAAATGAAGAATATGTAAAACAACTAGAAAAATATAATAAATATGTTTTAAATAACAATAAACCAAAAGGACAGTTAGTAATTGTTGATAATTTTTACAATAATGCGATGGAAACGAGAGATTACATACTAACTCAAGAATTTAAAGTACGAGGTAATTATCCTGGACAAAGAACTAGGTCATATGCTACAACAGAATTGAAGAATTCTATCGAAAAATATATAGAACCTGTTGCTGGAAAAATAACAGATTGGCCTATGTATAAAGAGGGAGAAGATGATGTTTATAATGGTGCTTTTCAATACACAACATCAAGAGATAAATCATGGATTCATAATGATGGATTTAATAATTGGGCAGCAGTATGTTATTTAACACCAAATGCTCCAGTGACATCAGGAACCGCATTTTATAAATTCTTTGATGGAACTAGAAATTCTGAAGAATCAGAAGCAAGAGGAAATAAAGAAATCATTGATAAAGCCAGTCAAGATATGACCAAATGGCAATTAGTAGACAAAATAGGAAATGTATTCAATAGATTAATAATTTTTAATTCAAAAAACTATCATATGAGTCAAGATTATTTTGGAACAGATAAAAATGATGGAAGGTTATTTCAGGTGTTTTTCTTTTCTACGGAATATTAAATAATGTTTAAAATAATAATATAAACAATTAATGAATATTATTATTAATGGATAAAGAAGCAAATATTTTGTATGAAAATATAAAACAACAGAAACCATTTTGTTTTATTAAATTAAATGATGGTGAATGTAATTCCATTTTAAATAAAGATGTAACATTATCAAGAGGGTTTGAGCAATCAGATAGCATTATGTCTAATAAACTAAGAGAATGTTTGTTGTATGAAGACAAAAATTATTATAAAGGATTACCTTGTAATAATTGCTATAAGGATATGCGTGAATCGATAAATGAAATCATTAAAAGTAATAGTACTAATATTTTTAATGCAAATTGTCTAATAAATAGCAATACAGATAAAACAATAAATATTATAAAAACATATTTACCATCGAGAGAAATTATAATAGTTGCTAGCGAAGAAATGGTTAATAATATTAATGAATTAGAGAAATTAAATATTATTGTTTCAAAATGTTTTCAAGTAACAAATAAAAACGCTTTCAAGAACAATTATGATTCCATTAAAGATAAGTGGAGAGAAATAAATAATAATAGCGTTGTTATCTGTTTATGTGGTCCATTAGGAAGAATATTATGTAAAGAATGGTACGAAAATAATAATTCATTAACTTGTTTAGAATTAGGTTCTTTTTTTGATCCATTAATAAATAACAAATCTTATTTATATCATACAGGAACATTACATTATTGTGATATTTGTAATCCTACAAATTCTAGTTCTGATTGTCTATTAATAGATTTAATACCAAATAAAATATATAAAGAATGTTATTATTTTAACAATTTTGAAACAGCTCTGGAATTTTATAGAGGAAATATAGAGAAGACTATAAAAAATTTTAATAATATATTATATAATGATCCTAATTATAAAATTCCGGAACCAAAAGAAAATAAATTAGACAAATATAAAAAATTAAATAAGGGGCAATTATTCAATATTTGTAATGATTTATATGAAAAACAAAATTTTATAGAATATGATGTAGCTAGTAAATTATATTTAGATTATTTTAAAGAGATAAATGATAAAGAAAAACAAAAAATCATATTTTTAAATGGATGTAGAAATTTTAATACGGATAAAGAGAAAGCTATATGTGATTATGAAACTCTGTATAATGATAATGAATGTGACGAGGAAATAAGAAAGTTTACCGGATGGAATCTTGATATGTTATATCCAAAAAATAATGAATCTATACCGAAAATAGTTCATTTAATATATTTTAAAGAGAGAGAATTGGAGTTATATAATTATGTATGTATTTTATCTATGATTCAACATATGAAAGATTATAGTTTTGTTATGTATAATGATATTGAACCTACAGAGAATATATATTGGCAAAAATTAAAAAATAATAGTAAAATTGAATTTAAGAAGCATAATCGTCCGAAAGAATTTGATGGATTTGATATTAATTATGTTCAATATGCAGCTGATATAACAAGATTAGAATTATTATACGAGTATGGTGGGATTTATATGGATTTAGATATGTTAATATTGAAAAATTTTGATAATTTAATCAAAAATAAAGATTTTTATATTTCATATGAAACTGGAAAAGATGATTCGGGATTAATTAATTCTATTTTAATTTCAAAACCAAAAAACGAGTTTATTAAAATTTGGTTAGATAGTTTTAAAACTGGTTTAAGAATGAATAAATGGGCATATCATATAAGCAAACAAAATAAGTATTTATTGGACACAAATAAATCTTATTTAATTAAATACAATATTGAAATACTAGATAGTAAATATTTCTTTAATTTTAGGTGGACTGATATTGATAAATTCCAAAATATTAAAGATAACATAACACATGATATGTATGGTATTCACTTATTCGATACCATATTAAAAGATACATTAAAAAATAATATATTTTTTGATAAATATAAATTGATTGATTTTCCATAATCTCTTCTACTAAAATGTTAATTATATAATTAACATTTTAAAAACGATTATTTCAAATTGTATCATATTAAGAGTTAAAACATGTAATGATATTTTCTAATTTTGGAAAAAATCCTATTTTATTAATTATTTGTTCCTTTTCTTTTCTGATATATTCAATTCTTTGCGACCACCAATCCTCTTCAATAGCTTGTTTAATTATGGCCATTGAACCTAAAAAATCATCTAAATCTAATCTGACAAAGGCTTTGGAATTGATATGCTCTTCCAAATTAGGACATCCCCAATAAAATGTCAAACATTCACATAAAATTGGTTCCCAAATTTTCTCTGTAGCATAATTGTGTTCTTGATTGTTTTCAGAACTAAATACATATTTATAATTAACGAATTCGTTTTCTTTTTTATCTTCTTTTAACATCCCTTTATAATTTTTAAAATTGTGATAATTTTCTCTCCCGAAAATATCAATATATTGATTATTCGTGTTTTGTTCCATTAATCTTACAAAATCAATTCGTTTAATATGACCAATATCAAAATTTTTATTACTCAAAATAGTAACAATTTTGTTTTCACGGTTTGTCGGATATTTATTAGGTATTTCAATTTGCCATTGGACATTATTTAAATTATTAATACGACTATGAATATAAAGGAATTCATCTGGATTAGGATTACTCCATTGACCCCAAGTTTTTATACCCCAATTTTTTGATAAATCTTCTACCCATGGTTCCATTTGAAATATAATTGTTTTTTCTGGAATATAATATGCGTCAGATGGCGGTTTATTTATAATTACATAATAATCTATATTTTCATCATCGTCTACTAATTTATATGATTTATAAAAACTAGAATATTTATTCATTATAGACCATTCTTGTATAAGTTGTTTTGATGAACACCAATTTCCGATAATTTTAATTTTTTTTAATTCCAATTGTGAATGACATGATATAGAATTTTCATTTTCATTTTCATTTTCATTTTCATTTTCATTAATAAATTTTTCATAAATATCTCTTTTAATATAAATACCATCATTTTCTCCAAAATAGCTTGATTGTTGTAAATTAGTAATAGTGGATTTGAAAAATCCTAATGTATTAAATCCGACACAATTAGAATCATAAGTAGCTATTTTTAATAATTCATCAATGGGAGCAGATTGATAAAATAAATCAGAACCTATTTGATCTTTCTGTTTAATAAAAATAAAATCATTTATATCTATAGATTTATTAAAATTAAAACATTCATATATATTTTGAATATCACTATCAATTTCTTTTCCACCTTCGTTCCAATCAGAAAATACTAATTGAGGTTGTATTTCATATATAGATAAATTTGATATAATTTTAAATAAATAATCTATTCCGTATTTAATGCCATTTTTTTCAATATAATCTACTAAAATTTGAGCACCTATTTTATTAATGGTATAAGAAAATGTTCCTCCTATAAAAAGCGAACTGTTAAAATTTGTAATATTTACATTATTGTTATGTTTTGGGTTATATATATTATCAAAATCATTGCGATTTTTTTCATACATATGATATCCTAGTAAAATCAAATTTTTTTTATTAAAATCCTCTTTGAAATATTCAATATTTTCTTTAAAACTAGATGAAAATTCACAATCATCTTCTAAAATTAAATAGTAATTATTATCATTATCATTGATCAATTGTTTCCATAAATTATAATGGGTTAATGCACAACCGACTACACCCTTCCTAAAATTAAAATCATTTCCTTCGAATAATTGTTTAATGTAATTTGTTGGAGGAATATTAAATCCATCAACAGCTTTAATCCATTCATATTTGTTTATATTGATTTTCGATAGTTTATCTATAGTGCTTTTTTTTCGGTCAGGTCTTCTTTCCAAATTGACTATTTTGATTGGAATTTCATAATTTTTATTAGTGAATTGTTCTTCATTATTCAATTCATAAGCATTTGGAATATTTGTAATATGTCTCTCACTAGTTAATCGCCCTATATGTTTACATGTAATATCATTAAAAAAACCTGATTTGTAATTATGATTGGTCCATTTATTAGCATAATCCATTTCAAAAAATTGATTTTCACTATCAAAATTTCCTAATTTTAAAATAGTTTCTACATCTATTAATGACGGGCGGAAACTAAAATTAGGCCAATAATGAGAGTTAATATATTGACTATTTTTTTTTGAAAGATCATAATCTTGTATACAATAATCATCATCATATGGAATGATAGATTTAATAACATAATCATTAATAGTTTCGGCATAACCTCTATTAAATAACACTTGTTTAACATTTGATTTTTTCATATTATTTAATCCAGTGATAGCTTTGGTAATATAATCTTGTTTTTTATAAAATAAAAAATCATCTTCTATATGAATCCAATACTTTGGTTTTAATTGGTTAATTTTATTCCAAATAATATTCATACTATTTCTGTGTCCTTTTTCATTAACATCTTTAAAATAATAATTAATCCAATCATATTTAGATTTCATAAATTCTCTATCTTCTAATGAGGAAGAGTCATCAACACAGAACCAATAGTCAATTTTATTAAAGTCTTGCCAATTATGTAATAGAGAATTGATTGTCTGTTTAAATAAATCTAGACGTTTACAAGTAGTAAAAGAAATAAAAATTTCTACATTAGATGTTTCAATATTTTTTTTTGGAAATCGAACAATCGTATTAAGAAGTGTTTTATTGATTTCATTAAATATACTATTCCATACATTGATTAAATTTTCATCATTGATAAAATTATCTCTTAATAAATTATCTAGTTTTTCGAATATAGCATTTAAATTATTTTTATCTTTTAATAAATGTTCCATATAACATGGTAAAAAATTTCCATAATAATGTTTATAGTTTTCAATAGAAGCATCAGGTTTATTTAATATTAATTTAACTGTAGATTCATAACCAGATTCTAAATCGCCTGTATAATATGCTGATACAGAATTTAAGAACTCAGGTTTATAGTAAAATGTATTATCTAAGAAGCATTTAGACGATGAATCTTTAATAATTTTATAATTTTTAATAGATTTATATAATGAATTGACTAATAAATGATTATCATTAATAAAAAAAAAATCCATCAAAGATGCTATTCCTTCAATTCGTTCTGAATCATAAGAATACGATTTTTCCCAATATATAACAGCATTTTTATAATCACTATTTTTATTGTATAAATTTCCTAACATTAAACAAGAATAATACTTTTCTTGGATCCAGTTACCATTTTCTAATACTTTTTTATACCAAGTAATTGCGTCGTCATATTTTCCAGCATCCTTAAAACTTTGGGCGCAATAAAATCCATATCTATATTTCATACCAATATCTTTTTCAATGGTATAAGCATTTGATAAAACTATAGCATCATCTAAATATTTATTAGGATTTTTTGAACGATTACCAGAACGTCCTGAATCTATATAATAATTTCCAGAAATAGTAGAACTACTTTTACAATTATTAACATCACATAATACCTCATGTAAAACACCTTTCCATACCCATTGTATTCTATTATTAATTAATAACGGTCTAACATATGAAAATCCAGTCCCAAATATAAAATCATATCGATCACATATTAATTTTTTTGGTAATTTAAAATTACCATGAAAACTATCATCAGCATCAAATATGAATATATAATCTGTTTTGTTAAAAGCATATTTTAAAGCATTATTTCGATTAGTAGCAAAGTCTTTCCACTTGTCTTGATGTATTTCTCCTTGAATTTTTTTTTCTTCGAAAAAATTCTTGATGATTTGTATTGTATTATCAGTTGAACCAGTATCACAAATAACCCAATAATCTAGTTTAATATTATCACAAATATTATTTAATGTTTTTTTAATAATATGTGATTCATCTTTAACAATCATATTTAGACAAATGGTTTTTTCTGATTTAGAAGGTATATTAAAATAATTCTGTTCCATATTATCTTAATAATAAATATTTGTTTAAATAATATTTTTCTATTTTAATAATCACATATGAACTCCAAGTATTTCATCTATAAATTCAAAAGATGAATTTTTACATATATTCTCTATAGTATAACCATCTGCCAAATATCCTTTATCTAACCATCCATATGTTTTAATTATAGATGTTTTAACACAAAACTGTAAGGTATCAATATTTTGTAAAATAGGTGGTGAACCATTCAAAATAGCTGGTTCGATAAATTGACTAGGTAATGGACCAAGATGAATTATTTTACATATCCATGAATCTATATTTTTATTTAATTCAATAAATTTATTAAATGTGAAAAGAAAATTTGGAAAAATAACATTATCATCATCTACAAATACAATATATTCTTCATTAGATAAACTAATACCATATTGTCTAGGAGTATTTCCAAAATTATTAAAATTTTTTTCCAGTGTAATAAATTCTCTCTTAGTAGAGGAGTATTTATTAATTATATCTTGTGATATATGTTTTGTTAAATCATTATCATCTATAATAACAAGATGCCTCCAATTAGTATATGTTTGAGATTCAATACAGTCAATACATCTTTTTAAAATATCATTATTTCTATTGTATGTAGGAGTAATTATAGTAAATGATGTCATTTACTATAATTGTTAGTAAATATTTAAGTATATATTTCAGAAATACAATTGTCTGGCAAATAAAGCATATTGAACCATTTGATAAGCTGTTCAGGTGTATTATCTTTATAGTTGTAAATTTTTATTCTGTCATATTTTTTTTCATCGATAATATTTTTTTGTTTGTCGATAGTATATTCACTATTACATAACCATATAAAATCACATTTTGAATTATCATATAAACTAATAATTTCTTCTGAATTAATTCCATCATTAATAATACATATACATTTATCATAATCAAAATTGTAATTATAATTACATCGTTTATGTTGATAGTCTGTATCACGCTCCCAAATTCTAGAAGTATTTCGCATATAATTTATATCTTCATATGCATCTAATTCTTTCATTTTATCATTAACATGATACATATTGTAAAAGAGTGGTTGAATATATTGTGGACCTATGCGATTAATTTCACCATTCCGAATATTTGAAAAATTGTTCCCATCGTCATTCATATATTGAATATACTGAACTTTTGAATTTTTTGCTACTTTATAATTAATACAAGTCCGGAGTAATATTTCGTAATCATCACAAATAGGTAAATATTCACTATAATTATCTAGGTCCATTAACATTTTTCTTCGCCACATTCGAGGATGATTTGGTAAACAAACTAAATGACTTAATGTAATATTATTAATATGAGGTGTCAAATAAATATTATTCCATTCACCATTAATTTTTTGTAGATAATAACCACCATAACCTTTACATGTAAAATCTCCATAATGATAAGATTTACCATTTCTGTGTTTAATTAAAGTTTCTCCGTATACAAATCCAATTTTATCATCAGACTCAAAAATATTAGTAGCATCTTTTAAACAATCTACAAAAAGTTCATCGTCATGGTCTAATTCTAATACATATTTACCTCTACATAGTGAAATAGCTTCATTTTTAACATTACCAATATTTCCACTGTTACAAGATCTTTTATATAATCTAACACGATTATCTGATTCTAATTGATCTTTTAAATAAAAGAAATGACCATCTTCAGGAGTATCATCTACAATAACCCATTCCCAATCAGTAAGAGTTTGTTGTTTGAGAGAATTATAAGCAATTTTAATTAGTTCATAACTTTTAAAACATGTTGTAAAAATAGAAAATAAAGGTCTAGTATTTTCTCTGGGCAATATAACATTATAAATAAAATTGTAATTAACATTATAATTAAATTCATCATAATTTTTTAATTCGTTCACAGTTTTAAAAATCCAATTTTTTGAAAATCTATTTGGTATCCAATCACATAGGTATTCATATTCCATATTGTCAGATTCTGATACGGTCATAAGAATATTGTTATTAACATTAAATAGACAATTTGTATCAATAATATCTTTTTTAGTAATAATTTTAATAGAACAATTATATCTATCTTTATTATCACTTATAATAGAATCTATATAAGAATATTTATCATGTCTATAAATAAGAACTAATGGATATTTACTCATTATACAAAATTTTAAAGCATAATATTTAAGTAATTTGTTTTATAACAAATAAAAATAAAATTATATACTATATAGAATGTCGTTTACTAGATTTCATGATGACCCTTGTAGAGTAAAAAAACAATTACAAGAAATGACTGGACCTGGTCGTTATATGATAAATCAACCAGGATGGGGTGACAAACCTTGTTATATGGAAGATCCTTACATGAGAATACAAGAATGGGGAGGTAACTTACGAACAAATACCATTAACCTTGAAAGTGATTTATTGGGTTTAACAAGAACACTTACAAAAGATTGTGAGGAAAATAATTATAAAAAAGGAGCTGTT